CCATACAGCTTGCCACTTGATTTGATGTGATCGGGAAATTGAGATACGCAGACCATAACTTGGCAATTCGATCCATTTGGATCGCTGGGTGGCCGTAATGCATCCCTCTTTCATGTATGAGTGTGACTGCATCTGCAAATAGTTTCTCAGTTGTTGTGGACATCGTTATCGACCATCCTTCTATGCATATCCCAGCCATCTTTACGGCCTCGCCAGTAATGTATAGTTTTAATGTTTTCTATATATGTGCCAATAGCCCAGGTAAGTAATAAACCTACGACTACTCCCCACATAATTAGATACCCAAAGTCTTTAAGCTCTGTGTACATGTAGCCCTACTTTCTAACCACATACCTTGTGGCATAGCAATAGTGTTACACCTGTGTATGACTTTGTGGATGATTTAGGGCTGTTATTTGATAACGATTTGATAACGTTATTAGTTGTAATGCCTACCAAGCGCTGTAAATGAGCCATCTTTGTTTACAGGTACTAGGGTAGGGGTTAGGCTTTTACCTGTGGCTTCTAGTATAGCAAAGCCCATCTGCCAATTTGCGGCAGAATAGCGCAAATAAGAGGCTTTCTGTCGATTCATAAGGTTACCTACCTCAACCCCATATAAAGGCCTGTAATGGCTTCCTATGGCCTCTGAATAGGCACTCATGCCCAGCCTGTGGCTATGCCCCGCAATTACGGATTTGCCATACTTTTTGGCTAAATTTAATGAAGTAATCCCCGCATGCTGGCTCATGCTTCCCTCATCGCCATGGCATAAAACCCAGCCTGGGTGAAACTCATAAGCTGTTTTATGGTAGGTCATGCCCATCTCAGCAAAGCCCATGAACTTAGGGTATTGCAGCTCTGGCAAGCTAATTAAGCCAGGTGTTTTTAATAAAGTGTTATATAGGCGATCACTATGATTACTGCGGATAATATGCATTTCTCGGCTGTACTCTCCGAGATCCCACAATATTTGTTTACACTCTTCACGATCCTGGTGGATAGTTTGCTGATAAGCCAAAGGTGTTTTCTCAGCCCATCGGCTAATGGTTTGAAAATCGATCTCATCGCCAACACATAAAACCTCGTCAAACTTCTCACGTCTTGCCAACTTAATAACATTTTTAACTGCTTGCTCATGATGGTATGGTACTTGTAAATCGCTGATTACTAGCCAACGCTTAATCGTCTTCCTCATAATCGTCTAGGGGATCCCTTATAGGATCTGTCGTATCTACTATCCAATCTGGATAACTTGATCGATCCATAGCAAATGCTAGAGCTGTAGATTCATCCATGCCATTTTTACGGCAGGCTTTGTAAACCTCATTAGCTGCAATAGCCCAATAATCTAACTTGGTTAATACAGGCTCTTTAGTAGTACGGCGCTTACGCACCATTTTCTTTTTAGGTTTACGCTTAGTAGCCATATTGTAATTATCGCTTACTTATGATAGTAAACAGATCATCGACACGCTGTTCTAATCTTGTTAGCTGATCCTTCATACTAGATCCACCATTAGGTCGTAGTTCGTTTAACCAACCTTTAACGAGAAAACGTAATCCGATTAGCCCGCCTGATAGCACGGCCATAACGCCAGCGCCAAAGCCAGCCCATTCTGCCGGACTCATGCTTCATCTGCACCGATGCCATAAGCTGTATCGGATTTATCTAAAGCCCTAGCTGCCGGTCCTGCCAAAGCTGCAACAATCACAGATACGGCTGGATCTAAACCTAATTCATTACTTGCTAAGAAAGTTAAGAAAGATACTAAAACCCCTCTAAAATAGGATTTAAGTACTGCCTTTTGTTTTTCTGATATTCTCATATTTTTCCCCCTAGTAGTGGTATATCAAACTCTTTGCCGTCTTTGTCGCCTGCCTTAGTAAAGCTAATATGGATGTGCTTCTTATGTGGGTTAATGCCACGATACCTACGCCACTTAAAACCAAATACCCTTGATGCTATAAAGCCATTATGAATTACGTAAGATATACGCTTATCGGTTTTCGCACAGACTCGGATTTGGTCAGCCAAATATATTGAGATCTGCTCGGATGAATCCAGGCGAGAATCAATATCAACGGCTCTGACAACGAATCCGCTTCGTTTGTCTGGATTATGATCCGATTTACTGGCGGAATGACGAGCATCACCAATCCACCCATCACTGGTAGAGCGGCGATCTGGATACCAGGTATCAATTTGATCTCTTAACTGCACACCAGCTGCACATAACCAAGGTTTCATAACTCAGGCTCAGGATCAGGAACTATCCATTGGCAAGTATTTTCATTAAAGCCAATTGCATTATTAGGTTCTGGGCTTATAAATGCATCTCTTACTGCATCATAAATAAAGCCAATACCTGCATAGTTATATCTTATGTTGCCATTATATGAAGTTCTTTTACAGGTTTGTCCTCTAAAGTTTGAATACCAAGCTTCAGGATCTAATCCTTCTATGGTTTCTGTTTCATCAATACCTACGATAACTTCGGTAACGATATTGTTTTCATCTAAAAATGCGTAATGTGCCATTATGCCCAACTCACGTTTCCAGTACCAGCAGTAACTGTTGTAATTTTGTATGGTGCGCTCGTGGTAGTTGATAAGGTTAATCCACCGCCAGGATTTGAAATAGTTTTAGTATCGGGATATTTCAAAATTACTACACCGCTACCGCCATTGCCACCAGGAAATCCAGGATTATTTTCATTTGCCGCACCACTACCGCCATTACCTCTATTTGTAGTACCAGCAACACCAGCAACATCGCTTACACTAGAACCGCCACCATTACCACCTACGGCATAAGTAACTGAACTACCAGTTATAGAATTGGCGGTTCCAGCACCTGCGTTACTTTGTGGGTGTGTATTACCTGAGCCAGCTGTTCCGACTGCACTTGAACCACCACCACCGCCACCCGAATTAGATGGATTACCTGAACCACCAGCAAAACCTTCTACTGGACTGTATCCACCACTATTACCTGCACTACCACTACCGCCGTCACTATGAGCACCACCACCTGAACCACCTGTAGATGATGCCACACTATTTTGACCACCTCGGCCACCACCAGATGATGATGTAATATTAAAAGTTGAAGTAGAGCCTGCGGTTGGGGTTATAGCACTAACAACACTTCCACCAACACCACCAGCACCTACTGTGCAAGTATAATTAGTTGCAGGGCTTGCTGTAAACGTGCTTGTGCGATAACCGCCAGCACCACCACCGCCGCCTCTATTACCGCCACCGCCGCCAGCACCGGCAACTACTAAATAATCAACATTAAATGTAGATGGTGTAGTAGGCGCTAATTGTCCGGCAATTATATTTAACATTTATGCAATAGCTCCTACGATATACCAAACATTAGCAGCTGTTTTGATACATGCAGCTGATTTGTATTGTGCCAGTGTTGGTTGCGCTGCTGTTGCGCCAGCACTTAATACTGTTGTAGTACCTGAAGTAACTGCACTAATTGTGCAAGTTCCTGCACCAATATTTAATACTGTAATAACTGTACCTACTGCAAAATTATAAGTAGCATCAGTTGGTATCTGAAAAGCAATAGCTGTGGCTTTGTTCATTGGTATTAACTGTTGGTATTCATCTCCGCTACCTATTGTATAATCAGCAGTTTTAGCAGTCTGTACTTCAAAGGCTGGTAGGCCATTCCACATTTCTGAACTGACCACTTGACCCGTGGTACCTGGCCATGTTGACATTTTTTCTCCTTAGTAAGATAGTACGTTCTGATCGAGTTTTCCATAATCAGTGCCGATTATGAATCCATCTATCACTGGCTCTAGTGTAGTGAATACCACTCGAAAACTGCCTGGAGTGATAAAGTTTCGTACACCAAATATCTGTAATGTTTTCTCTAATACAGAACCACCTGGCTGGGTAGTCTTGACTGTAATAGGGTCAAAAAACTCTAATTCTAGTGCCGCTATTATACCTGAGTTGTAATTAGGGGTATAAAGATCAAGCTCTATGGCATCGCATCGGATAGAGGTTTCAGCCCTGCTTGCCACATAAGCCCTAGCGTAATCATCGGCTACCGCATCTGTCTGCATAAGTAGGCCATCTAAGAAGTAGCTGTGCAGGAAGTACTTATCGATAGAGGGTTGGTTAGTGGCTACCTGTGCAGTACCGCCTGATCTAGTAATAGTAGCCTTATTAAAGATTAGGGTATCGTTTAAGATCCAAGCCACATTCTTATATTCAATACCTGAGCCATCATCTGCAAAGACTGTAGGGGTAGCAGCAATAGATCCCACAGTTACTGACCTATCTTGGAAGACAAACTCACCATCTGCATCTACATAAAATGCGCCATACTCTGATTGTGTAACAGTCTGTAATGCAGCTAAGGCTGTGCGAGCTGTGCCAGGGTCATCTTGTAATGTAGTTAAACCTGCATCAATATCACGCATAGACTGTGGCCAGTCAATTTCGTCTAAAATCTGATTAATACGTGTGCCTGATAGATCGCCAGCACTAGATCCTGCCACGTTACTTATTTGAGCATTGTAGGCAAGTCTAAAGGCATCTACAGCCTGGATAGTTGTATAGGTTACATCTTCTGATTCTTTAGGGTAGGTAGTTACATAGCTTGTAATAAAGCCTGAGAATATCGGATAGGTAATAGAATTATAGGTAGCAGTAATCTGCACTTTCTTCATAGGTGTTAAATATGTGTAATACGGACTAGATGTATTCTGTGGGTTAAAATCGCCATTCTGATCTATGATGCGCAGGGATAATGTGCCTGTTTGAAATTCATCGCTTAAGGGGTTGCGGCCTCTAGCAGTTTCTATCTTGTCTATTTGATTTGATACATCGACAATTACAGCTGCGCTATCTGCTAATACGTTTGTGCCTAAGATACCTGATCCGACTAGAAAAGCCTGTGCAAATGATGGGCCAGTACTAAAGTTAATTACCGCATTGATCGTAGGCACAGCCATTATAGACCGCCAGCAATTCCATAGGATACGCCAGACTTCTGGGCTATCTGTAAACTCTCTGCTATTAATGCTGCAAACCTATCGCCAGTTTGTGAAGTATCTACAGTTAAATTAATGTTTTGTGTATTGCCACCAGCTTGTCCAAATGGAGTACCTATAAATTGGCTTGCCGCTCCCGATACAATACCTGTAGATGCAGCTGTATTAGAGTTGGAATCAAACTGGCTTAAAAAATCATCTATACGACTATTAGTAGATTGTGCCATGGATAGTGCTGTAGCGTAGGTCACATTACCTAAATCAGTGCCACCACCAGTAGTAGTTTTGTATCCCTTACTTGCCATATCTGCTAAGAATGCTGCTATCTT